TTCTACAAGATCAGCGTCTGCCTTATTGAAGTTCTCTATCTGTTGCATCAGTTGTTTATTGAAGGCGATGATAGAGTTTGATGATGCCGCACTCTTTGCTACTTCAACTTCTTGATTACGACAGTCACCTTCCTTCTCTTTGAACTCATCAACGCGAGTATTCATAGATGTAAGTTCTTCTTTTAGTTTTGTTGTAGTACAAGCACTGGTAATCATTTTGTTCGTGCGTTCTTCTATTGCTTTTTGTTTGAAGTCCTCATCTATAGGTTGTTCGCAAGTAGGACAGTCATCGTTCTCCTCAAAGAATTTGATTTCTTCTTTGGCCTTACTAGATTTCATATCTAGTTTGTCTTTTATCTTATTCAGTTCATACACATCATCGTGTAACTTTTGCTGTTTAGGTAGAACATGCTCATTCCATTCATCAATCTTTGCTTGTAGCATATTGATCTGAGCATTTAATGTGTTCATTTCAATTTCATTCTGTGCAATCTTCTGTTCTAATGCCTTCTTATTCTCTTTGCTATTTTCTTTACTCTTATCAATATGTCGTTGTGCCATATCAATCTGAGTCTCAGCCATCTCATACTGATGTACAATATCTTTCTGCTCATCTTTCAGAATTTTGATTCGTGTTTTGAGAATCATATTCATCATGGAGAATATCTTGATGTCCAGAATCTCCTCTACAACCTCACGACGATTCCTAGGTGTCAGTTGCATAAACGGAACGAATGACGATGACCCAAGAATGACTACCTGTGTAAATGACTGATAGTTCAACTTGAGAATATTATTCTCTAGATGTTTCTGGTAGTCACGAACACTGGCATCTTGGTTCAACATCTTGCCGTTCTTGTAAATCTCAAACCGATTTGGTTTGATGCTACGAATGACATGGAACTTCTGTCTCCCAATATCAAAAAAGACTTCAACCTTACAGTCACGCTCATTCACTGAGTTGACCAATTGATCCTTTTTGATATTACGAAACGCCTTACCAAACAAACCAAAACACAACGCATCGAGCATAGTTGACTTGCCCGATCCGTTGTCACCGATAATCAGTGTGGTGTTATGTTTGTCTAGTTCTATTTCTGTTGTTGTATTGCCTGTTGATAAAAAGTTTTTGTATGTTACTTTTCTAAATGTTATCATAATTAAACCACGTTGGTACTTCTCTTGCCTTCCACTTGGCAAATCCTGCCTTCTCGCCTAAGTAATAGTTACGATAGGCTTGTACTGAGTCATCACACTTGTATTGATCTGGCATACACTGTGGTGGTTGTGTGAATTCACCTTCTGGTATGTTCTTGGGTAGAATTGAAAGCATATCTAACAGTTGAGCACTCTTATGTACTTTCCCATAACGATATGTGTATTCACCAAGTAATGCCTTGAATAGTTCATAGTGCCACAGATAATTTTCTGATGATTCGCGAGTCCAGATGGTACTAGGATGATTGAGATGTGCAACCTTGTACAGTTTGGCTTCTTTGTTAGCATCTTCCATTTCCCAGTGTTTCATTGTCCTACCTGTTTTCGACCACCTAAGACACGGGTTACCGTCAAGGTATCTGTGTACTGTAGACAACATCTGGCCAGACTCTACTGGCATCTTGACTGCATGCTTGTCGCAATGCATCTCGGCTGCAATAACGGGATCTTCGTGTAAGTAAAATGTATTCATTCTATTTCCTGCGCCTCAATGTATAAACCTTTTAACAGTTTGTTTAGTTTTGGTTTGTTTAGTGCCTCACTATCAATCTCACCTACATACTTCTCTAGCAATGACATTGTATCTTCAATCTCATCTAGTTCTTCATCTGCAATAGAGTTTGGGTCAAGGTCACTAAAGTCCTCTACAATCTTTAATTCAAGAAAGTTACCTTCATTGTAACAGGTTTCTACGAATCTGTCAAAGGTATAGAAGTCTGTCTTTTTAACTACAAATATTTTTACATAGGTATTTTCATATTCCGACAGATCCATACTCAGCATATCTTTTTGTTGACTGTCATCATAAAAGATTTTATGAAATAGTCTATTCGGGTTCTGGTAAAACTCAAACTCTCTGGTGTCAGTATCATATATGTGAAAACCTTTTGCTGAGTTGTAGTCTGCCCAGTTAATTTCATACGGTGCACCGAGATAACGAATGTGTCCATCATCTTGTTGTGTATGATAGTGTCCAGAAAACACTCGCTCGTATCGTTTGAATAAATCTCTCTCTAGTCCATGGTCACAATACAATCCAGGCATGATCTCATTACCATTGACCTCTAGATGACCCATAGCAACATCTGCTGGTGACTGTGCAATCAAGTCTACTGACTCTGCATAATGTGCAGGGGCAATCCAGGGTATGAATAGAATGTCAGCACCGCCTATGTTTGCTACCTGTGGCACATCTTGATACAGTTCAATGTTGCTGTATTCACCACAAGTTAATGAAATAGAGTTTACCTCATTGTTGTTCTTGTAGTAACAGTCATGGTTACCGACCACCATATGAACATCATAGTCGGCGGCCGGTTCAAAGAACATTTCTTTTGCTGATTTTAGACTAGCATAATTAGCATACTTACGACGATCAAAACAATCGCCCAGATGAAATATCGTTGTAATGCCTTCCCTTCTAAGTATTGGGAAAAAAGTGTCTTGGTAGAATCTTCGTTGGAAGGCCGCGAACGAAATATTATCATTTTTGCCTCCAAAATGTGTATCGGTTACTATCGCTACTTTCATATTTAATTATCTTCATGGAAGGTGTATTTATCCAACATCTCAACAAACGCTTGTTGATAGTCTCTTTCATCGTCGTGTGCTTGAACTGCGATGCGAGCTTCTATGTTGGTCTCCTTTAATAGTTTCTCTTTGATGGACTGTTGTTTTTTCTCTTTCGTAATCCGTCGAATAAAAGCATAGTAGATAATCTGAGTAAAGTAAGCAAAGGGGTTCTTTGATTTCTCTGGGTCAAACTTATCAATATACTGTAGACAGTTTTCGATACCATCACTAATCATTTCTTCACGGTAGGTGTAGTTGATAAAGTTAGGTCGATACGAAAGGTGATTCGCAATCTTTAGAATACACTCTCCTAAGTAGTTATTAATTTGTGGAACTGGTGCTCCTGTTTCTTCTGCTTCTCTGAGTAATTCTTTTCTCTGTTTGATTGCTTCTAGAAACTCTTTATTGTTCACATAATGTATTGGTTTCTTTTTCTCACGGGCCATCGTTGTGTTCTCCTATGACACATACTCCCCAAATAATCCAATGATTACTTCAACAGCATCGTCTAGTTCGTTTAGACGCCATGCCGCATTACATTTGATTAAGGGATGTTCTAACAACTGGTTATCATCTGAAACAACTATCAAAGGTTTATTCAGACCGATAGTCCAACCGATCTCTATTAGTGTTCCAATAGAAGGTCGTCTATCGTTATATACTTTGGGAAGATATGCTAACACCAAATCACTTGACTTTGTATCTAACCAGTTCTTTGCGTTGATAGATCGTGGGTCACTCCACAACTTTTCAACTGCACCGGGATCATCATAATTCATACCGGATTTCACTGGTTCACATCGTAGAGGGGAGATACCAACAATGTCTCCATACGATGCATCACTCAGTCGTGAGGCTACATCTTTTCTCCAACCTGTACCTTCTTCTTCGTTCAAGCCTGCTATTGGCCCAGCTAAATATACTATTTTCTTCATTTCATAAATGCCTTTTTGTTTCGACATCTATAATAATAACATAATTATGGTACGTTGTCAAGTCCTACAGTGTTCCAGTTGATATGAAATTATCTCTAAATATCTCCCATGTTCTTTCCCAGGACCACTTTGTGCTTTTATTATACACGTTTTCGCGATCTAAGTTAAGTGCTTTTTTGATTGCTGTTGACAGATTGGCATCCATCACGCCAGTTATGTCGTTATCAATTACATCTATCGGACCTTGTACAGGATATGCCGCAACAGGTGTACCACAAGCCATTGCTTCTATCATAACTATTCCAAAAGTATCCCAACAACTCGGAAACACAAAAACATCTGCTTGTTGATAATAGTGAGCAAGTTCTACACCACATTTGGATCCGACAAAATTCACATCAGGATACCGTTTGATATACTTTCCTAACATAGGCCCATCTCCTACCTGTATCTTTTGGCAGTTAGGAATATCAATTTCATAAAATTTTTCTAGATTCTTTTCTTTACTAACCCTTCCTACATTGAGCAACACTAATTTTTCTTTAGCTTTTCTTTCAGCAGGTTTAAATATTTCTCTATCAACACCTCTTGTCCATGGCACAACATTGTCGCTAAATCCGTGGCTTTTTAGTTCTTCTACCATAGAATTTGTTGTTGTCAATACAGCATTTGAGTTAGAATGAAACCAACGTATGAGTGGCCATGTAAATATTTCTGGCACGCCAAACAGTGTCTTTATAGCTTCAGGAAATTTAGTGTGATAAGCAGTATTGTAATCAATCCTGTGTACTGTAAGATACCTTCTAGCAAACAAACCAATAATACCCTCTGTGGCGATGTGGATATGATCCGGAGATATTTCCTTGATCGTTTTACCCAAGTTTTTGGGATAGGCAAGTTTGACTTCGTTATACTTAGGGCAATCAACATAGCGGTACCTCCCGGGGTTAATATAATCAATAGAATAACCATCCCTAGCCGCATACGGTTCAATATTTTTGTAGGTTGTAACAACGCCATTGATTTGGTCAACTAGATTGTCTGTGATTATCAGTATCTTTTTTGTCATAGCATATCTCCCACGTACCGTCCCATTTTTCTATTAAGGCTGTGCAACTTTCTACCCAATCACCGTCATTCATATATTCTATGTTTCTTATTTTTCTTATTTCTGCGTGATGAATGTGTCCGCAGATAATACCATCAAATCCTTTGTTTTCACAATATTCTGCTAGGTATTCTTCATAGCGATTGATAAACTTTACAGCGTGTTTGGCGTTTGCTTTTAACCATTTTGAAAGACTCCAGTAACGTAATTTGAATAACTTTCTAATTTTATTAAAATACCTGTTGAACATAATCATAAAAACATACAGATTATCACCTATATGCATAATCCATTTTCTATCCTTACGCATCAGTACGTCAAACTGATCGCCATGCACCACAAGATATTTTTTATCATTTATACCTGTGTATGTATAACGGTTAAGCACTCTTACTCTACCTATGTCAACGCCATACTTTAAAAAAGGTCTTAAACCTTCATCGTGGTTGCCAAGGATGTAATAAACTTTAGTTCCACGTTTGGCCGCTGTTAAAATTCTGCGAACAACATTCGCATGACTTTGTGGGAAGTACCAGCGTTTTCTTAAACGCCAACCGTCAAATATATCACCCACAAGAAATAGATTCTCGCAGGAATTATTCTTTAAAAACTCACAGAGAGCTTCTGCTTGACATCCTCTTGTGCCTAAGTGTATGTCGCTTATAAAAATACTTTTGTATTTTTTATCCAAATTCTCCATTGGGATTAAATCCTTTCATCATCCTTCACCTTTTGCTACTGCTTTTGACCAATAACGGACGATTATTTCTTGGATATCTTTTTCAGTCCAATTCTCTGGAACTTTACGTCCCTTTAACATTAACCATATTTCGTTAGCTAGTTGGCGGTCAGTCATTTTGTTTCAATCTTGAGTTCTGCCACACCAGTTACATTCTTCTCCTACAGCAGTTTCCATAAAGTCTTTTTCAACATCACAATAATGATCCCACATGAGAGGTTCTTTTGTTGGAAACAAACTCAAAAAATAATTTAATAAAGTTTTCATTTTACTATTGACAGATTGCAATTTCTATGATATAATCTTATAAGTCTCTCCGAGAGGAAATGAATATAGCTTAATGTAGTATCTTTTCCTTATCGTATATATCTTCATTAAACTCATCATCAAAGTCTGGATCTATTTCATCTTCTAGAAGTCCAGCTAAACGATCCATATTAGAACGTAGTTCTTCCAACATTAAAGATTCTTCTTTATCTATTTCTGCACCAGATTCTTCTTTTAATTTATTTGCCAACATCTTATAATAAAGTGTTACCTCTTGAGATAGATTGGCTAGTCCAAGAATCTTTACTTTCTCAATATTGAATTTGATATCATCAGTAAATCCAATCCATCTCTGCAATCCAGTATGCTCTACAGTATGATTTCCCCTATCTGATACTTTTTGTTTAGTTATCTGCATAGGGCACTCAACAATATAACTGTCATCATACTCCTGTAATATTTTTACCAATACATCATTCCCATCAATCATCTTGAGAATCTTGAATGGTGTATCGTTTGTAGTGCTATCTGCGTATTCCATTACATCTATTTATCCTTTAGTTTAACTGGTACAATGTCGTAGTCAAATCCCTGCTCATTGTAGATTTCTATTCTATTTTGTAAATGACCTAAAGTGTAATTGGCCTTACTATTATTATACACCAGATCATCTGCTATGTCAAATAGTTGCAGTTCTTCCTTATCTTCTGCAAGTCTTAGTCCCCTTCCAATACTCTGCAATACTTTTATCTGGCTCTTGTATGGTGATGCAAATATAATATTGTGAATACGTTTAATGTTTACACCAGTAGAGAATGTTCCATAAGATGCAACGATAACTGCATCATCATTCTTCTCAACCAGACTCCTTACTTCCTCACGATCAGCAGTAGGTGTTGTTCCGTGTATCAAATAGATATCTCTATTCTCTCCACAAGTATCTTCAATCATTTGATATAAAGGTATCAACTGTTTCTCTACATACTGTGCCAACACTAGAATGTTTCCTTCTGTTGCACACACCAGATTCTTGATAAAGAGATTCCTATCCATGTGTGTAGAAAGATATTCCATCTCTTGTTGATAGGTCTTACCTTTCATCAACATTCTATTTTTCTTGGTATGTTTTAACACTAGAACACGAATATGCAGATTAGATAGTTCTTTACGTTCTATCAGTTCAGATGTTG